ATAGGTTAGACTTCGATGGAGAAAAGCTTGAAACTCAAGTAGCACTTCAACAACAAAGAAAACAATAATGGGTAAGTTTAAATTTGCATTAGATATGGGAAAAAAGCTTTTTCCAAATGCATCTAAAAAAATTCAAAAATTAGCAAAAGAAGAATACGATTCAGCAAAAATTAATATGTCAGGAGCTTCAGCAGAATCTTATGCTAGAGCTGCTATAAGAGATAAATATAAAACGGACTTTAGTGGAATACCAAAAGTAGACAAAAAGAACCTAGGTGGATTATCTGGAGGAGTATCTTCAGGGCCACCTCCAAAAAAAGGACCTAACTCACATGGAATCCAGATTAAGGGTTTTAAATTTTCAGGAATTAAATAAAAAAGAACAATTAATATTATTAGCTGGAATCTTTGAAGGTGAAGGTTGGTTTGGTATTAATAAAAGAAAATATGGTTGGACTCCAAGTGCAGTTATGGAGATTCAAATGACAGATGAGGAAATCGTTACAAAATTTAAAGAATATTTAAAAGCCGAAGCTCCTATATACAAAAGAAAAAAGAAAGAAAAAGATTACCATAAAGATGTATATAGATTTACTATTAAAGGGCACCGTGCTTTACACTTTATGGAAGAGATGCTACCATATTTAGGAATAAGGAGAAGAGAACAGTATTATGCCGTGGTTAAATCTATTGGGGATGGGCCTAAAAACTGGAGCCCACCTATATGCCAATCGTCAAAAGACGAAACAAGCAATGTCGGACGCACAATTAATGCACGCAGAAAAAATGCGAGCGGGAGAGATCGCGTACGAGGGCAAGCTATTAGAAGCTAGACAATCGGACTGGAAAGACGAATTTATTTTATTATTGCTCTCAGCTCCAATAGTAATGTTAAGTTGGGCAGTATTTTCGGATGATCCAACTGCAATGCAGAAGATGCAGCTTTTCTTCGAATACTTTTCACAACTTCCTTTTTGGTATCAGACAATTTTCGTGGGTGTCATAGCGAGCGTGTATGGTCTTAAAGCCACTGACTTGATTAAACGTAAGTAAATGATATATATCATTTGTGATTGATTACGATAGTTACAAATACATTAAGATCAAGATAAACAAAGAGGTTGCAAACCTTAAAGACAGTCTTGCGTACAGTGTAGACAATCTTAATCAATTTTGGTATATTAAAGGTAAATTACAAGGCCTAGAAACCTTGCTACAGGACTTGACGGACCTGCAGAACAAACAGGAGTTATTCGATGACGACACAGACCGCAAATCTGGAAGTACCTAAAATTAAATTAGGTCTTCAAGAAAAGTACGACAAAGAAACTAAAGAAGAAGAAGATAAAAGGCTTACAGCCGATAAAGTAAAATCAGACAAATCTTTATTAGATAAATTACCAAACCCTACAGGTTACAGAATGTTGGTATTACCACATGCTGGAGCTAGAAAAACTAAGGGTGGTATTCTTTTATCTGATACGACACTTGAGACTATGCAGATGACTACTGTGTGTGCTTACGTGTTGAAACAAGGTGACCTTTGCTATCAAGATAAAGAAAAATTTCCTAATGGGCCATGGTGCAAGAATGGTGATTGGGTAATATTTGGAAGATACGCAGGGGCAAGATTCAAAATAGACGGAGGAGAAGTCAGAATACTTAATGATGACGAGATCATTGCAGTAGTAGACGATCCTAACGATATTTTGCAAACATACTAAGGAGGAATAAAGTATGCAGGAGTTAAATACGACAAGAGACAAAAATCCTAGTGTTGATTTAGACACGGATGATGTCAAAGAAACAAACGTTCAGGTTGAAGAACAAGAACAGAAAAGTACTAAACCTAATTTAAACGTAGGTGAAGTAGATTTAGGCTATCAAACATACGACAACGATGATAAATCTGAAAAACCAGAAATATCTATCGAAGAAGATACTGTTGATACTCAAGAAGCAAAGCCTAAAGAAAATTTACAAGAGTATAGTGAGGGTGTTCAAAAAAGAATTGACAAACTTACTAAAAAAATGCGTGAAGCAGAAAGAAGAGAACAAGCAGCTCTTGCTTATGCTGAAGGCTTAAAGAAAAAATACTCTGATGTTAAATCTAAGTACGATGAGATAGACGAAAGTTATGTCAAACAGTACGATGCAAGAATAGACTCTGAAAAAGATCAAGTCAAAGCTAAATTAAAAGCAGCTATTGAAATGAATGATTCAGAAGCGATTATATCTGCCCAAGAAGATTTGGCTAGATTAACCGTGGAGAAAGAAAGAGCTAAAATTTCTCTTGCAGATAGAGAAAGACGTAAAAAGGTTACTGAAGCTCCAGAACAGGAGTTGCAATCTCAAAGTAATGACCCTATCCAACAAGTTGAAAATCAGGTCAATAATCCTAGTCCAAAAGCTAGAGATTGGGCTGAAAAAAACGATTGGTTTGGTCAAGATCAGTATATGACAAACACCGCTTTTCAAATCCATGAAAATCTAGTGGGAGAAGGGTTTGACGTAGACAGTGAAGACTACTATAATGAGATTGATAAGAGAATAAAAGAGGTTTTTCCTCATAAGTTCTCTGAGTCAGAAACACAGGAGCAACCAAGAAAACCCGTCCAGACAGTTGCTACTGCTAATAGAGGTAAAACTGGACGCAGATCCGTGAAACTCACCAAGTCACAAGTCGCTATTGCGAAAAAATTAGGGGTGCCACTAGAAGAATACGCAAAATACGTGAAGGAGGTATAGTATTATGGAAAATAAATTAAATAGAACTTCACGCGGTTCGGAGACAAGAGCAAAAGTTGATAAAAGAAAAGCTCCTTGGACTCCTCCATCTAACTTAGATGCACCGCCTGCACCAGATGGTTTTCACCATAGATGGTTAAGAGCTGAGGCTGGAGGTTTTGTGGACACTGCGAATATGTCTAAAAAACTAAGAGAAGGCTATGAATTGGTAAGAGCTGAAGAGCTTACATCACAGATTGGCCAACACGATTATCCAGTTATCGGCGACGGTAAACACGCGGGTATCATAGGAGTAGGTGGCCTTGTGCTGGCAAGGATACCTGAAGAAATAGTTGAGTCACGTAAAGAGTACTTCGCAGGAAGAACTCGAGATCAACAACAAGCCGTGGACAACGATTTAATGAAGGAGCAGCGACCTGAGATGCCTATCAATATTGATAGACAATCTCGTGTAACTTTTGGTGGTAATAAGAAATAATTTTTTCGTAATACCAACCAATGAACATTAATATGTAAAAAGGAGAAAAACATATGGCAAATAAAACTGAGCTATACGGATTAAGACCCGTAAGACAGCTGAATGGTTCTCCGTTTATTAATGCTCAAAACAGATACAGAATAGCTGCTGACTATGGCACTAGCATCTATCAAGGCGACTTGGTAGAACCACAAGCAGATGGTACAATTGCTAAACATAGTGGTGGAACTTCTGGTCAAGTTGTGGGTGTTTTCAACGGATGTTTCTATACAGATCCAACTACTCAAAAGCCAACGTTCAAAAACTATTATCCGTCATCTACTAATGCAAGTGACATTGTTGCTTACGTTATTGATGCACCAGAGACAGTTTTTGAAATGAATACAAACTTGTCTTTTGTGGTAGCTGATTTGTTTAAGAACTTTTCAGTAACAGATACAACAGGAAGTACTTCAACTGGAATTTCATACGGACAATTAGATGTAGGAAGTTCTGGAACAGCAGGTACATTTGTGGTTCAAGCAATTGATATATCACAAAATCCTGATAACCAAGACTTAACCGTTTCAAACGTAGGTGTGTTAGTTAGAATTAACAACCACTTCTACAGACAAAGCGGTACAGGTAAGTAATAGGAGAATAAACTATGGCGATAAGTAGATCACAACTAGTTAAAGAACTAGAACCAGGTTTAAATGCCCTATTTGGCCTGGAATATAGCAGATACGAGAATGAACATGCAGAAATCTTCATGTCAGAAGCATCAGACAGAGCTTTTGAAGAAGAAGTAATGTTATCAGGTTTCGGAAGTGCAGCAACGAAGCAAGAAGGAGCAGGAATTGTTTACGATCAAGCAACTGAATCTTTCACTTCTAGATACACTCACGAGACTGTAGCATTAGGCTTCGCAATCACTGAAGAAGCGATTGAGGACAACCTGTATGACAGACTTGCGTCTAGATATACAAGAGCGTTAGCTAGATCAATGGCTAACACTAAACAAGTTAAAGCAGCAGCTGTACTAAACAATGCGTTTGATACAGGTGGAAGCTATAACGGTGGTGACGGTGTTGCACTTTGTACAACAAACCACCCATTAGCAACTGGTGGAACTTTCAGAAATGAACTTTCTACTGCAGCAGACCTTAACGAAACATCATTAGAGCAATCTCTAATTGATATTGCGTCTTTCGTAGATGAAAGAGGTTTAAAAATTGCTATTCAAGGCAGAAAAATGATAATTCCAAAAGAATTACAATTTACTGCTGAGAGAGTAATGAAAACTCCTCTATCTACTACTCTAACAGGTAGTGACTACGCTAAGAACGACATCAATGCTATGATGAACATGGGAATGATTCCAGAAGGTTACAGAGTTAATCACTTCTTAACTGACACTGATGCATTCTTCATCATGACTGATGCACCTAATGGCTTAAAGAACTTCGTAAGAAGTCCTATCAAAACAGCTATTGAAGGTGATTTCGATACTGGTAACGTTAGATTCAAAGCTAGAGAAAGATACAGCTTCGGTTGGTCTGACCCTAGAGGAATCTTCGGATCTCCAGGAGCGTAAGGTTAATTATTATGATGGGGCGTACTTTACGCCCCATCTTTTATAAGTTATAATTGGAGATATTATGGCAGCAAAAGGTGACGTTAAAGCAGTACAGATTACAGCAGCAGGTTCGGTGTTCGGTGGCCGTACTAGATTAAGAGGAATTATTTTAACTAATATAACTACAACTACAGACACAGGTTCAGTTGTATTACAAGATGAAAATGGAACTCAGTTCACTACTGATGTTTTACCAGCAGATGTATTAACACTTAACCTTCCTGAAGATGGAATTCTATTCAAAGGTTTTATGACTTGTAATGCTATTACAAGTGCTAAGTGTACAGTATTAATCGATAAATAAAGGTTACCATGGATTATCAAGAATCCGTTTTACAACTTGTTAACTCCATGAAAAAAGGCGGTATGCCTTCAAGACGAAAGTCTGCAGGTAATTATCGTTCTACTAAATCAGGTGCAGGTATGACTGCAAAAGGTGTTGCAGCATACAGAAGAGCAAATCCAGGATCAAAATTAAAAACAGCAGTTACAGGTAAAGTTAAACCTGGATCAACAGCTGCAAAAAGAAGAAAATCATATTGTGCTAGATCATTAGGACAATTAAAAAGAGCATCCGCAGAAACTAGAAACGATCCAAATTCAAGAATTAGACAAGCTAGAAGACGTTGGAAGTGTAGATAATGAAAAATAATTTGTTGGTGCACAAACACCTAATCGTTCGTGCAGAAGCCGACAATCCTCCTACAGATGAGAACTATTTAAAAAGTTGGTTAAACAATTTTATTATGGATATAAACATGAAAGTGTTTATGGGTCCTTATGTTAAATATTGTAATATGCCTGGTAACAGAGGTATTACTGCTGTTGCTATTATTGAAACTTCACATATTGCTATGCATGTTTGGGATGAAGTTAAACCTGCATTAATACAATTTGATGTGTATAGTTGTGGTGAATTTAATCACGAACAAATATGCAAGAAAATACAAGAAGATTTTAGAACCTCTAAAATAGAATACAAATATTTAAATAGAGAGACAGGTCTTATAGACTTGAATTAAATACAACTTGTACTATATGCTAGTTAAGGTGCACAATAATGTGGCCTATAAACTTTGCTTATAATAAGGAGGTTAATATGACAAGTTTAGATTTAATTAATAAATTCAACAAAGACGTCTGGAATTATTCTGATGATTTATTTGGATCATCTTTCAGAACTATGTTTGATAACTTAGCAAAAGCTCAATCTTTTCCATTTTATAATGTAGTAAAATATGGAAACAGTGAATATGGCATTGAACTAGGACTTGCAGGATTCAATAAGAAAAATGTTAAAGTTCAATATAAAGGTGGTGTATTAACTGTGTCTGGTCAAGTCGATGATAAAGAAAAAGAGTATATCGAAAAAGGACTAGCAGCTAGAAAGTTTTTCAAACAATTTGAATTACACAAAGACGTAGTTGTGAATGAAGCTGAAATGGAAGATGGTGTTTTAACTATTAAATTTGGAGTTAAAGAACCAAAAGAAATTGAAGGTCAAGAAATAAAAGTCAAATAACAATTTGAGTTATATGGCAAGTTATGTTAGCTTGCCATATGGCTTATCTAAATGCTAACATACCACCAATATATTGCAAAGTAAAAAAGGAGTATCTTTATGATCTTAAAGAACATCACGGAGAAAGTGAAGAATGCGTTATCTTCGCTACCACATCAATACCAGGTCGTTCAATCTTGTTTAACATCATGTTACCTAATGGGGCATGCTTTTGGCGTTTGCCTATCTCAGCGTTTTTCCAAAAATCGTATGATAGAGCCGACGTGCCGAATATGCAGACGCACGAGTTGGAACTGTGGAACAGTCTCAGTTATTATCCTAGTGTTACTGCTTTTAGCTTTTTAGAAGGTAAGAATGGCAAATATTTGGGGGTTGATAAAAAGTTTTATCACGGACAGTATTTATTTACTATTGATTGGGCTCATCCTGATCCCGCCACTTTGGATGTTGAACATTCTGAAATACCTCAAGAACATAAGTGTGCACATATATTGGCTCTTGATAACGGCAATTATGCAGCTCAGCCTAATAATTGTATTCTGTGGCATGTTGCTCACTACACTACTAATACATCTTGGCCTGACTATAAAGTCCAAAATACTTACTGGGATGCGGAAAATAAAAATTTTGTAGCAGAAGATACTGACAGAATGTTTTATGATATAATTGATAAAAAGGATTAATTATGAATTTTAAATGGGATTTAAAAAAAGAGATAGACAGTAAAAGAAAGCAGGAATCTGCATTAGCTATTCTTAGAAAGAGAAGCAAAGAATCTATTGCTAGACCTAAAGCTGTAAAAAATATTACTTCAAACGATCCTAGACTACAGGGCATTTAATGTCTAAAGTTTATTGTAAACTTTGTGGCCATAGGTGTCATTGTGTTGGACAGGGTTATTTCGTTAGTAGTAATCAATGTGGAACATGTATTTGTGATAAATGCGATCACAAAGGAATATTAGTTTTAAATAAGGAGGTTAAAATGAAAAAGTGGTGGAAAAAATTTGTAGAATGGCTATGGGGTTAATATGAGTAAATGTAAACAGTGTGAAAAAGAGTTTCAACCAAAAGATGAGCTAGATCAATTCTGTAGTCAGGATTGTAAAGAGGAGGCATTAGCTGAATTAGATTCTGGTTCTGATGAGTGCCTATCATGTCAATAAAAATCAATGAAAATACAAGTATCGGTCTCCCGTTAAGGAATTTAATTGGTCTGATCGGAGCCATAATTGTCGGAGCATGGTTTGCTTTCGGTGTTATTGAAAGACTCAATAAACTAGAAACTAAAAATCAATTGTTTGAAAAAGATTTACTTGAGGCTAGTGTTCAGAAACCCATAGACCAGGAGCAGTTCATGATTCTCGAATGGCAAGCAACTCAAATAGAGAAGATGCAAAAAATGTTAGAAGCAAATGTACACACAGGTGTAATGTTATCTAGTCATGAAAAAGAAATTGAAAAATTAAAAAAAGATATAGAAAAATTAAAAGATGCAACAAGAGATATTAAGTTTGCAAATGGTAATGGGGGACATTAATGATAAAATTAGTATTTGCATTATGTTTATTTATAAATGGTGAGCTTGTAGAACACAGAATACAAGACAATTTATCTACTTGTTTAAAGATGAAAAGAGAAGCCACTAGAAATATGGAAATGCAAAATAAGACATTTATGTGCGGGGAGGTAGAGGCCGAGCTTTACAAGAACGTAGATGGAAGCTATAGTATAGATAAAATTATTCAACCGAAATAATGAACCTTTCACGAAACTTCACTCTTCAAGAGCTAATTAAATCGGACACTGCGGTACGATTAGGGATTGATAATAATCCCAATGCAGATCAAATAGAAAAACTAAAATTACTTTGCGAAAGAGTACTTCAACCAGTACGTGATCAATTCGGTAGGGTAAAGGTGACTAGCGGATACCGTTCCCCTGAATTATGTTTAGCTATTGGAAGCTCTGTTAATTCACAGCATGCCAAAGCTGAAGCCGTAGATTTCGAAGTAATAGGTGTAGATAATGCGGAACTAGCAGATTGGGTATATAAATACTGTGAAACAGATCAGCTGATTCTTGAATACTATACTCCAGGTGAACCAAATAGTGGATGGGTACATGCATCTTATATTGAATTTAATCCAAGAAGACAGTATATGAGAGCTTATAAAGAAGATAAAAAAACTAAATATAAACCAATAATAGGAAAAGCAGTTGATTTAGTATGACAATATCACGATCTCAAATGGCTCAACAAATTGATGGTAAATTACGTGGGGCAAAAAAAGAAAAAAAGAAGAAGCTTAAAGTTAAAAAACCCAATAAAAAGAATTCTACTACATTTACTGTTTAAGCCAAAAGTGGTACAATCGAAGAAGTTGTACAACCGCAAAAGGCTAAAAACCTTCAATATGGAGTAATATAGCAATGTGGCCACACAAAAGGAGTAAATAATGGCAAAGAAATCTCAAGGTCCTTGTTGGGACGGTTATGAAATGGTTGGCATGAAAAAAAAGGGAAGTAGAAGTGTTCCTAATTGCGTGCCAGTAAAAAAGAAATTTGCAGGAGGTATAATTCCAGCAATTGGTCCAGCTCAAGCAATAGCTGCAGCACAACAAGCTACCCCTCAAGATTATATTAATTATAAAACTTCAGGTAAGACACAACCTATTGAAAAGCAAATGACTCCTGTTAAAAACGAAAAAGAAAAAGTTACGGAAGCTTATTCAGGTAAGTTTATTGATGTTGAGATGGACGGAAAAAGATATAGTAACCCATCTTTAAAAAATTACTATAACGATTTATTAAAATAAGGAGAAACACTATGATGAAAACTATGCCAGGTGGCGGAAACGCATACGCAAGAATGTCTTCTCTTAAAACCGAAAAAGCTAAATACGGTAAAGAGATGAAGAAGAAAAAGGATAAGAAGAAAAAGAAAAAAGATAAGTAATGGCTACAAGCGGCACAACATCTTTTGATTTATCTATCGATGAGATAGTAGAAGATGCCTATGAGAGAATAGGTATGAGAATTAATTCTGGTCATGATATTAAGTCAGCTAGAAGAAGTTTAAATATTTTATTTTCAGAATGGGGTAATAGAGGTGTGCATTTATGGAAAGTAGCTTTAAATGAAGTTGCTTTAGTTGCAGGTCAAGCAAACTATACAGTACCAACAAATGTTAGTGATGTATTAGAAGCTTATATCTCAACTGCAGGGGGAACTCCTGGAACAACCACTAATGATTTAACTTTATCTAAAATTGACAGATCAGCTTATGCCGCTTTACCAAACAAAGGTGTTCAAGGACAGCCTTCTCAATACTATGTAAATAGACAGACAACACCAGTTATTTATTTATATCAAACTCCAGATTTATCTACATATACTTATTTAAAATATTATTCTATTAACAGAATAGAAGATGCAGGTGCTTATACAAATACTGCTGATGTATCTTACAGATTTATTCCATGTATGATTTCTGGGTTAGCTTATTATTTAGCTATGAAACGTTCTCCAGAAAGAATGGAAATTTTAAAAATGTCTTACGAAGATGAAATGAAAAGAGCCTTAGATGAAGATGGTTCTAGAACAAGTTTATTTATAACTCCAGAAAGTTATTTTCCACAAGGATAAATTATGGGAAGATTTGCAAAAGGTAGTAGAGCTTTATCAATATCTGATCGATCAGGAATGCAGTTTCCTTATCAAGAAATGGTAAAAGAATGGAATGGTTCCATTGTCCATTATTCGGAGTTCGAGAAAAAACATCCACAGTTAGATCCTAAATATCATGCTGCCGATCCTCAAGCTTTAAAAAAAGCTAGACCTGATACTTCTAGAGGAACAGGAATTACTGTATCTTTAGATCCTAAATATTGGGATGGTCAATTTACATCAAATGGAATGCAGCCTAGTATATCTCCAACAGAAGAAAATAATAAAAGACAAGCTGGAGTATCTATTGGAACAGTAACAGTGAGTATAACATAATGGCAATAACTTATTCAGATTTTTTAACACAGGTAAGAAACTACACAGAAGTAGATTCTAATGTATTATCCGATACATTAATCGCACAATTTATCAGAAACACAGAACTCGATATTGCTGGTAAAGTGGATTATGATGAAACTAGAAAATACGCAACTTCATCTTTCACAGCTAACAAAAGATACTTAGTAATGCCAGCAGATTTTTTAATCATTAGGTCTTTACAGGTGTTTTCTACTACAGATCAGACAGGTGATCGTACTTTTATGGAAAAAAAAGATACCAGTTTTATAACAGAATATAATGGTACGGGAGCTACAGGATTACCTAAATATTATGCAAATTGGGACGACAATAATATTGTCGTAGCACCTACTCCAGACCAAGCTTATGCAGTTCAACTGAATTACATTATTGACCCACCAGGATTTACTTCTACAACAACTAATTATTTATCAGAATATCAAGAAGCTTTACTTCTTCATGGAGTATTAGCTGAAGCTTTTTCATATTTAAAAGGCCCCCTTGATATGTACAATTTATACAAAACGAAGTATAATGAAGAGATAGAAGCTTTTGCTCTTCAGCAAATGGGTAGAAGACGCAGAAGTGAATATGATGATGGGGTTCTAAGAATTAAAGTACCTTCACCATCACCGTAAAATTTATATAAGGAGTTTTAAAATGGCAATAGACCAAGCAGTATGTAATTCATTTAAAAAAGAATTATTAGAAGGAATCCACGACTTTGAAAGTGGAGCAGACGAATTTAAACTAGCACTGTATGAAGATACAGCAAATTTATCAGCAGCAACAACAGCTTATCCTGGAGACAGTACAGGTGGACAAGTAAGTGATACTGGAGAGTATTCTCAAGGTGGAGGAGTTTTACAATCACAACAAACTTCTTTAGATACAGGTGTTGCTATTGTAACGTTTGCAAATTTATCTTTTACTGGTGTTACATTAACTGCTAGAGGAGCTTTAATTTATAATACATCAGAATCCAATAAAGCGGTAGCGGTATTAGATTTTGGTGGAAATAAAACAGCGACAGCTGGTACATTTACAATTCAGTTTCCAGCATTTACATCGACAGCGGCAATATTAAGAATTAGTTAAGGAGGATAGATGGCTCTTGTCATTAACGATCGAGTTAAAGAGACAAGCACCACTACGGGAACGGGAACTTTTTCTTTAGATGGTGCTTCTCAAAGTTTTGAATCATTCGTATCAGGTGTTGGTACGGGGAATCAGACCTATTACTGTATTGAAAACCCTTCTGCTACACCAACAGAGTTTGAAGTAGGGATTGGTACAGTAACTGACGCTACTCCAGATACTTTATCAAGAGACACAATCATATCTTCATCAAATTCCGATGCAGCAGTAAACTTTACTGCAGGTGAAAAAAATGTATTTTGCACAATGCCTGCTAAGAAAACTATTTCGCCAGTCATGGATGCAACAACATTTGTCGTAACACATAGCTCTACAATTTCTGAAGATCAAACTTTAGATTCTGGAGTTTTAGCTGGACCCGTAACTATAACAGGTACACAAACCGTAACAGGAACATTGGTAATATTATAATGAGTCAAGTAGAAGTCGATAAAATTATACCGCAATCAGGCACAACTCTAACTATCGGTGATAGTGGAGATACGATTGCTATTGCATCAGGTGCTACATTAAGTGGGAGTCTTAACGCAGACAACCTAGATAGTGGTACAGTACCAACAGCAAGAGTATCTGGTGCGTACACAGGAATTACACAGACAGGAACTTTAACTTCTTTTGCTTCAACTGGTATTGACGATAACGCAACAAGCACAGCAATTACTATTGATAGTAGTGAGAATGTTGGGATAAATGAAACTTCTCCAGAAGCAAAATTACATATTATTGGTGCAAATGGAACTACATCTCTTTCTTCGTATGATGCACAAACAAATTTAATTTTAGAAAATAATAGTGATTCACAATTATCAATAATTGGAAATTCTTCAAACTCCTCTCAATTGTTTTTCGGTGATGAATCAAGTGAATTAATTGGAAGAATTAGATACGACCATTCTTCTGATGCTATGAGAATATATACAAATAATTCAGAACGTATGCGTATCGACTCATCTGGAGTTTTATTAATAGGAAAAACAAGTCAAGGTTCTGATGCTGTAGGTGTAGAAAATAGAGGAGATGGATTAGGAATATTTACTAGAGATGGAAATACACCTGTAATTATTAATAGAAAAACATCTGATGGCACAGTTATAGATATTAAAAAAGATGGAACAACAGTTGGTAATATTAATGCATATGCAAGTTATGTTATATTTGCAAATGGAAATACAGGTTTAAGATTTGATGGAACAGGAGATAATATTGTTCCAAGAACAAGCACAAATACTAACAGAGCTAATACTATTGATTTAGGAAGTGGTACTAATACATTTAAAGACCTATACTTAGGTGGTGGTCTATATGTTGGTGGCACAGGCACAGCAAACAAATTAGACGATTACGAAGAAGGAACTTTTAATCCAACTTTAACACCATCAACTTCTGGTTCTATAACAATAAATAATAGTCAAAATACATTAAAATATACAAAAATAGGTACTACAGTTTTTGTTCAAGGAAGACTTGAAATAACAAGTAGTAGTTCTCCTACAGGTGTTTCTATAACAATTGGAAACATGCCTTTTACACCTAATTCATCAATTGAAGGTTCTGGTAAGTTTGGTGGTATGTGTGCTATAAGTTTTAATGGTTCTGCAACTTTTGAACCATACACTGTTTGGACAACAGGTTCAGTAGTTAAAATTACAACTACTACTGCTTCTATAAATAGCAACACAAGAATACATTTTAACTTTTTTTATGAAACAGCTTAACAACAAAGGAGACAAACTATGGCAATAACTAAAGAGACACAGATTGGTAAAATCGAAGTGGTCGGAAAATACAAATCAGTTCAAGTAAGAACAGATACTGTAGTTATGGAAGACAAC